TCCCGGTGGTGTCATACGTTGCCGCAGTGTTCGCCGCAGCTGGTCCCACAACCCTATTTGTGTTGGCATTCCCACCTAAGCTCCCGTCAACGTACACATTGGCCCCAGTCGTTTGGGGGGTGTTCATGATGGAGGTGAAGGTGGTATCTACGGAGGTGTCCCCTTGTGACCCGGCACCCTCTTCGTAGCCGTAGTATTCAATTTGACCGGTAGATAAATACTGATCGGTACCAGATACACCGGATCTATGTGTACCTTGAAGTCTCAGATATTTATAGGCTACCGTAGAATTAACTTCCACCTTTTCTTGTGTCCCTCCATTAGTTCCCATTCCCCCATAAGTCAATCCAGAGAACGCCTTAATTTCAGTCCAAGCTGTACCATTGTTGCTACCATAGAGATAACCCGCACCAGGTGAATCTTCGGGTATAAAAGACCCGGTTGGACTTCTCGTTTTAATGACAAAAGACGCAACTTTTATCGCATTCGGCATTTGTAAATCTATATATTCACCACGTCGCCCAGAACTGACAGGGAATTCCACAGCACTGGCAGTTGCCGCACCTGGAGCAGTTGCTGAATAAACTGTTTGTGAAACCCATGCATCCTCGTATATGCTTGTTGTTCCATTAAACGCCCCCCATGGTTGATAACCAGGTCCAGTCCCCGAGTCGCCTAATGATGAAGTCGCAGTCACCCTGTATCCAGCTTGAACGTACGTTCTAGTTGAGGCGTTATAATCAAACTTCCCATCCTCGAAGACAATCTCGGGATACTTCTTCAACACCGCAGCCCCCCTCAAGTGGGGCCCGTGTTGGTCCATCACCGTCTCACCACCGGATACCGCAGATGTTGCCATAGCCACCTTCCCCCCATCGATGGAGAAGGACTCGGTGAAGAGTTGCCAATCTTGGAGGGCAACGTTGGAACTGTTTCCAGCAGCCTTCGTAGCGACGAGGGCATACTTCTTGAAGTCCTCCGAGGCATCGACTGTAACCGTTTGAACCGCAGTATCCGAAGCGGGTACTACATCTTTCCAATACTTAATCTCACTCCACGTGATATCGTTATTGGTCGCATACAAGTTCGCCGAAGCAGGGAACTGTGCGATGGTCAAAGGGGTCAACTTCAAATGACGAAGTTTGGTTTTATACGGGAACTCGATAGCGAGCCAGTCACCAAATTGTGTAGGGTGTAAATTAGAAAGTTGAGTAAGATTGTTTTCATGGAAAACGTTGGCTCCACCTATGTACCCACCAGCGAGCCCACCACTCACCCAAGCGTTCGCGGTACCATCAAAGGCATTGAACGTATTGGAGTTTGTAGCGAGGTTAGAAGTTGTGAGTGTGTACGCTCCATGATTCGTAACAGTAGTCGCATTTGCGAAGAGATCCGATGGGGGTTGTTCAGACACCACGGCAAACTTGTTCAAGAAAGTTCCCATAGAATCTGTGAGTTCACCTGTCGCTCGATCGTATGTTACAATATTGGAAGCCACGTCAGCGATACGAAGTGTGTCCACGAAAACATTTGTATCAAACTTGAGTCTACCCCCAATATCGATATTAGACGAAACATCAATACCTCTTTCTGCATCCGTAGAAATGAATGTCCCTGCAGATTCAATATTAGAAACCGCAGAAATACCAGTGATAACATTTGAGAATTGCACAGGTCGTATCACGACGTTACTCTCGGCACACACTTGATCTAAACCATGTGAAGCTGTTACCGTAAAAACACCTAGATTCAAATTACTCACAGAGACATTACCATGAACAGTCAATACGTTCGAGCCTTCATCATCGATATGTACGTTTGAACCTACACTCAAATTGAATACAGGTGCTGTATTTTGAATACCGACGTTACTATCGGTAACCATACCAACACCTGCATAATCCGTAGCAGAACTAAATTTGATAACATTCGCTGATACGTTACCTTGATTAACAATAGATTCGAGAGTTGTTGCAATGTTTGAGAGAAGACCACCGTCACCTTCGAAACGACTCGCGTACACTTTACCGTGTATATTCATGGTCGTAGAGGGCTCGGAAACATCTTTATCAATTATGATTTTGTCTGCAATACTAAGTGTGTGTAGAGGGTTAGCATTTTGAATACCAACGTTACTTGCTGTGACGATACCTACACCTCCATAAACAGCGGGTGGAGCAGTAAACTGGACGACGTTCGCCACTAAATTTCCCTGGTTGACGATATCACTGAGTGTTGTGGCGATGTTAGAAATTAAACCACCATCACCCACGAAAAACGAGGCTCCTACATTACCGGTGATGTCTAAAACATTTGAGGCATCACCGTTTGCTGTCAAATAGGAACCTACATGTAGATTACTTAAAATTTCGACTTCACCAGTAAATGTCTGGATATTAGTCTTTACCATTTGTTATTACCAGAGAAAATCTTATACACCTTTTTTCGTCTATAAGATTTTGGTTTATCATTTGAATAAATGTTTAGTACCCGAATGTATGTGTAATATCAGGACTTGGGGCGGTATCTACTATGGAAACTACTCGACCATCTTCAACTGAAGCACGAGTCAGGTACTCGATGAAAATGTCGTATCCATCCTGAGCGTCTAAAGAAGTTGTTGTCGTGAGTGTGATTTTGTTCTTATCCACTGCCACGACAGAACTCCATGGATTGGGGTTTAGAACACTCCCGAATATATTTTTCGTACCTACGGAAATGTTTCTAGATGGTGCACTTCCATCCTTTTTACCACCAGATACTTCTAAAATCAGTGTACTTATATCTTCTGTAGCATCTATGAGTTGTGCCGTAATTTTTGCATAAAAAATGTTTGAAGTAAAATTTATATCTATCGAAGGTGTTCCATGTCCCGCACCAACCGTTCTCGAAAGACTGTACGTTTTTTTAGTGTACCCTGCCGTATTTGTGATGAGACCACCGGTTACATATACATTCGAACCAACGGAAAGTTCCGAAGATGTATACGCATTACCCACTACATGAAGCTTTGCCTCTGGTGTTGCGGTGTTCACACCAACACTTGTTTCTGAAGCATCTACATATAAAACATTAGAACCAACTTTTAAGTCACCTCCACCTGTGATTCGCACCTGTTCAGTACCGGCGACTGAAAAACGGATATGTTGAGAAGCTGGTGTATTGAGATGTGTTGGTCCCGATGCAGTTTGTTTAAGTGCGAAATTGGTAGCGCTATTGTGATCGAAGTGTGCGAATGTGGCGTGATCATCGTCTGTTCCGTTATATCCTATAGCGGCGCGACCGAGAAACGAGGTATGATTTGCATCAGGACCTGCGTGTATATTTGAGGTCACATACACATTCCCATTTACGTGAACGTTCGCATCCACATTGGCGTTTGTTCCGAAACCAACGTTCCCTACATTATAATAAATGTCTGTACCTGTAGTGACCCAAGGAGAAGTCACGAAGGGGGCATCATCTTCGAATAAAGTTCCGGTGAATTTAATGTCACCTTGTACGTGTAGAGTTTTATCTGGAACTGTTGTACCCACACCCACACGGTTCGTCACAGAGTTAACATGTAATGTATTGGTATCCACCGTCACGTTACCAGAAACATACGCGTTACCGTTTACTTCGAGATTAGAAGTGGGCGTCCCCGTATTAACACCAATTCGACCGCTCGTCACTAAACTCGTAATGGTATTTGAAAAGGAAATAGTATTTGATGTCGTATTACCATTTTCTGTTGAACAAACAGCTTGTAAAGTCGTCACAAGACCGGTGAGGGTGCTACCATCACCATAGTATTGTGCTGCGTAGACACTACCAACTACACCGAGACCACCGGCAATTTTAGCGGCACCGGTTATGGTAGAACTGGATACTGTTGTATCTGTAACCACAAGGCTGTCCACTTCAGCATCTTCAAAGTTGACATCCGTCCCATGTATGTTACCCACAACACCTAGGCCACCCCCAACTTTTAGAGCACCCGAAGTTTTGGAGTTTGTAATTGTTCCATCTGTGACTGTGAGATTGTTCACCTCGGCTGCTTCAAAATTTACATTTGTCGCATGAATATCACCTGTAACACCCACACCACCACCTACTATGAGCGCACCTGAAGTCTTATTCGCGGCGGTTGTATTATTTTGGATGGTTGCACTATCCAGTGTTGCATTCTCAAAGTTTACATTACTGGCATGAATATTACCACCGACACCTAGACCACCTATGATCGTGACTGCACCAGATGTTTTGTTTGTCGCATCAGTACCATCTGTCACTACAGAAGATTTAGAACGCGCGACAGCCACATTTGAGTTTCCATGGACATCTAGAGTATATGCAGGAGTGGCTGTGAGAATACCAACCCTTTCAGTAACAGTGTCTACATGAAACGCACTCGTATCAACAGTAAAATTGTTTTGAACTTGAAGATTACCCAAAACATCCAGAGTTACGTTGTTACTATCAGGGTTAATAGCTGTATCTACAAAACTATTTTGTGTATATCCGATGGAAAGACGTTTGATTATTTCATTACCGTGATGTGCGATAGCGATATTATGTCCGGGATATTCCATAATGATACCTACATCTAAACCCGTTTGTGTGTTATTATTCGCGAGAGTCAATATCCGATCTTGAATGACTGTATTATTTGAATCAACGACAAATACATTACCAGTTTGAAAGATATTACCAGTAACTTGAAGACCACCCGAAATAATTATATCTGGTCCAGTTTTTGTTATGATTGAATCTTCTAAAAATTTATTGGAACCTACAATTGGGAACTTATTTGTCGTGAGACCGGTAATAGAAATATTACTTCCCACCGTCAGATTAGAACTTACAGAAACATTTCCATCTACGACTACAGTGTTTGCACCATCCTCATTCACATAGAAATTTGTACCAACGCTTAATGTGTGAGCTGGTTCTGTGTTGGCTATACCAACATTTGAATGAGAAACAAAACTTGTTTCAGTTCCAGTGAATTGAATAATATTTGAAGTTGTATTCCCATTTTCTGAGATGGATTGTAAAGTTGTTGCGATATTTGAAAGAAGTCCGCCGTCACCCACAAACCTGGATGCGTATACATTATCTGTGACACCTAGACCACCTGCTACAATTACTGCACCTGTAGTTTTAGATGTAGATAAGGTTGTATCTTCGACAGTGAGGCTATCAACAGTGGCATCTTCAAAATTAACATGGGTGGCATGAATATCACCAGCAACACCTAAACCACCAGCTAAACGTACAGCGCCACTTGTCTTGGAAATAGATACTGTAGTGTTCGTGACATAAACACTGTCGGCTTCAACACCTTCAAAATTCACCGCACTTCCATGTATAGCACCAGTTACGCCTAGACCACCTGTGACGACGAGAGCACCCGTGGTTTTAGAGGTTGTGACTGTACTGTTAGTTACCTTAGTAATACCATCTAGCTCAGCTGTAGAACCAAATAATGCACCAGATATACCTACACCACCGGTGACTCTGAGAGCACCAGTTGTTTTAGAAGAAGATACAGTTGAATCGGTCACATTGACACTATCAGCTTCTACATCTTCAAGATTAGCATGAGTCGCATAAATATTACCAACGACACCTACACCACCTACAACTTTGAGTGCCCCAGTTGTTTTAGACGTAGTAACCGTTGTATCTGTAACAGTAACACTATCCGCTTCTACATCTTCTAAATTGGCATGAGTTGCATGAATGTCACCTGCAACACCTAAACCACCAGAGACGATTAAAGCACCCGTTGTTTTAGAAGTCGCGTTATCCGTGGAAGATACATACGTATTTCCAGAAACGTGAAGATTAGCATCTGGTGTCAATATCCCAACTCCAACAGACTTGCTGACTGAATCTACATGTAATGTATTTGTATCGACTGTTAAATTGGAACTCACATACGTGTTACCAACCACGTGTAAATTGGCGTCCGGGTTCACTGTCCCAACTCCAACAGAATCGTTCACTGAATCGACATGGAGTGTATCAGTATCCACCGTAAGATTGGAGGATACATAAGTATTACCCACAACGTGAAAGTTTGCATCAGGTGTCAACGTACCGACTCCAACAGAGTTGTTCACAGAATCTACATGGAATGTATTCGTATCCACAGTTAAATTGGCACTCACGTACGTATTACCTACGACATGAAGATTAGCTTGGGGTGTTTTCGTCTCAATACCCACAGAATTCGTCGCAGAGTCAACATGAAAAGTATCTGTATCTACGGTAAGATCTTCGGAAATATAGGCATTACCCATCAAATGGAGGGTTGCTTCGGGATGTTTTGTTTCGATACCCACAAAATGTTTTACTGAATCCACGTGTAAAGTGTTGTTGTCGACAGTGAGATTTGAAGTTATGTATGTATTTCCAACCACGTGAAGGTTGGCATCTGGTGATGTATTATTAATACCGACAGAGTCATTCACTGAATCAACAAATAAAGTATCTGTATCAACTGTGAAATTATTAGAAACATGAACTTCATTTAAAATTGAATTTCCATATGTAAATTCTTTTGAAATTGCATTATACATTAAAATATTTGAATTGTTAATATTTCTTACAGGATTAATAAAAAGTGCATTTTGTGTATTTGTATTATTAAAACCAGCTGTATCAGTTCCACCGTTAATGATTACCGAACCGGATGCCTGACCCGATGGATATCCCGCGTAGTAACCTATCGCTATAGCACCCTCACCTTGATTAAACTTACCCGCACTGTCACCGATAGCTATAGATTTCTGACCTTGATTTTGACTACCAGCATCTTTACCTAACGCGATTGAATTACCTGCTTGATCTTGACCACCGGCGTTTTCACCTATGGCAATGGATGAAGCGGCTTGATTTTGAAAAGCAGCTTTTTCACCGATGGCGATGGCGCTTGCACCTTGATTTGTTTCACCAGATTTTTCACCGATGGCTATGGAAGATTCAGATTGAGTTATACTACCTGCTTGGTAACCAATAGCTATGGAATTGGATTGCTGACGGTCATAACCAGCCCTGTAACCTACAGATATAAGATGAGAATTTGAAGAAGTGTGAAGCGTGGCACCGGTATCCTCACCTATGAATAATCTATTTGAACCAGAATTGTCTACACGTCGAGTGGCGGCAATTGTTCCGTTTACGTCAAGTTCTTTTGTTGGATACAATTGTTTTATACCGATTCGGTTCGTTGTAGAATCCACATGTAATGTATTCGTATCGACAGTAAGGTTAGAACTTACATATGCATTTCCTACGACATGTATCTCTGCATCCGGTGAGTCAGTTTTTACACCTATCTTACTATCAATTAAAGTATTTCCACCGATACTTAAATCTCCAGAAATGTCTGTATTTCCGGTAACATTGAGAATATTTGATCCGTATTCATCCACAAATAAATTTGAACCTATATCCAAAGTATGTATAGGAGATGTATTTATGATACCCACATTTGATTGTGTAAAGAGTTGACCATACACATGGACGTTGATATTTTCACTCGTGAGAGGATTCATCGTGTGTCCCACCGCACTCGAATTTGTATATCCGATTGCAAATTCTTTTGTATTTTCTCTAAATCCAACTCCTACATTTGAACCGGGACGATTTAAAATAAAACCAAGGTCTAAAGTTGAATCACTTCCAGTATTATCTTTTCCAAGTTCTATGAGAGCGTCGGTTATGGTTGTATTATTTGAATGTAGAGTTGTGACAAGACCGTTAAATGTTGCATCTCCATCAACCACCAAACCATGTTGTATATAGGTGTTTCCTAAAACGGTGAGTACGTTCGAACTATTCACGTTAACGTGTAACTTTGAACCCACTGACATGGTATTTGTTGGTGTACTATTGGCAATACCAACAATACCTGAAGTTACAAAACTTGTCTCCGCTGCGGGGTTGAAATTACCACCATCATCCGTATACGAATCAAAACGCATCGTATGAGGAGTTACATTACCATTTTTTGTTGCACCGGCAAGAGTAAAGTTTAAAATTTCACTCGCAATTGCATTTGAATCTGTAATCTCTTTGGTAACCCTATTATATGACAAAACCATTACATTAGGAGCTCCACCCGGATCTTGCACCGGATCTATACGAATAGGTGTGAGATATGTAGTCCCAGGTATAGGTACATCAATTTCAACATTACTCGCATTGAACACAATCGTATTTTCTGCCTGGTCATTGGTACAATTTTTACCGAACCTAATCTTGGTCGAACGCTCGACCGTCGGTAAATTCTTGACCATTTAATATAGAATGGTATTTTAATTTGCATAAAGAAGTCCCGCGAGTCCGTTCTCCACACGTAAAATGTTATAGTTTACTGCGTATATAGGGTCGAGGATATCCATCGATTCACTCAGAATTTTCGCCGACGTTAAGCGACTGAAATTTAGTGTACCAGTGGGCTGATGCGAACTCGTGGATATACAAAATGGGTACAAGAAGAAATCGGGAGATACTACAAAGTTTGTATGATAATAATGTGTCACGTCAATAAAATGTGGTTTACCCCATCTATAATTACTTAAATCAACACCATTGATATTTAGTTTTACTTTGTTTGTCACCGAAGTGAGTGCACTATTATTTGTTGTATTAGACGAAGCTATAAACTTTACGGGGTGTGAAAACGTGAGCTCCTGCATATTGGTTCCAGATGGAATATTTTTTTGGACTTGTGTTATCAACATGTCATGTTTACGTGAAATAACCTGACTGCGTTCTTCATTATCAAGATAAATGTAGTTTGCAAAAGCTTCAATGTTTTTATTGGTAGCATCAGAACCCCAGTAAATCCTAAGTTCCACATTATGGTAGTTTAAGGCAACGAGGGGTAGGGCAGATTGTGGTGCCTCACAGAAAAAGAAACGCAGTGGGTAAAAAAAGGAACGCGCAGAAATACCCGGGTGAGTACCTTGTGCACTTCTAGAAACGTTTTGGGCGAACGTATCGACGGCAATATTCTCGGTGAACACAGCATCTTGGGTGTCTATAACAGAACCACCAATCAAAAGTTCAACCTTATCGACAATGTTGTCCCATCTTTGGGTGTCAAGAGCCTCTGTATTGTCATCCATAGTAAAATACACGTAACTGAGAAGATCACCGGATCTTTCGAATTGGACGCTGGACATAGAATTATTTTTCACCGCTCCATGGATGGTTTGTTTTTCAATGGATTGTGAAAAATTAGCATGGCGTTTGAATGTTGAACTAAAGAATGATATTTGAGGATCACCCACGATAAATTTATCCTGGGCTCCTATAGCGATCAATTGAACAACACCTGCAGACATGGTATACTAATTTAAGGGGAGAAAAATTACAGGTTGGGTTTTCTACAAACAAAACGAATAACTAAAAAGTTATTCTCAGCGGGGTTTGGGGGGGTTACTAAGTTTGCGTCCTGATCCCTTATATTTACTGTAAATCTATCGACTGAACGAATTGGATTTACATATTGTGTTGCAATGGGGTAGTTATCTCTGAAACTTATTATACCTGTATCATCAGTGGTGACGAGACTGGCGAATGAATTCCGAAGAATGCTCAAAGGTGCCTGTCCCGTGAGAACATTCGAGGCTCTGTCAGAAAAATTCGAGTCAAGTTCATTTATGGAAATGTAACAATGTTCGGTCGCTGTAGTCGTATTGATTCGTGCACCAATAAGTCTAGCCTGAACTACATTTTTAATAGGCTGTTGAAGATGGCAAATAAAAGTGTTCGCACTATCTTGACCTATACTGTCAATCGTAATAGTATGATATTCATAGTTAAGATCGGGAATCATTTCCGTTGGCGAGGTGATCAGAGCCATTTATAGTTAGCTTAGATTAAAGATCCACCAATTCCGTCGGCGATCTCGTATCCAGCATGGTCACTTACCAGCTTCTGGGCACCACACAGACCACCTGGAGTGAGACCTACAGAGTACGCACTATCCTTCTTACCCGAACCCGCTGTACATTCAAGACCTGGCTTGAGATCAAACAAACTCTGCTCACTGACGGGTGTAATAGTAATTGGCCTGGGCTGGTAGTTGGCGGTTTTCACGGACATCATCGACAGGACAAAGATGAGGGTCATCAATGTGGCGATAGCCATGAGAGCATTTCGGTCACTACGATTGAAGTTAAGTTTGAACATTTATAATAGACTTAGATTTTTTTAAAGTGCGTTAAAGAGATTTTCTTAGTTTCTACATAGACAGTAGATGGACGAAGAAATCGTACTTGACAGGGGTCAAACAAATGTGATGAAATTAGACGCTGACGAACAGGCTCTTATGGATGAAATTCAAATTTCAGCCCCTCGACCAGCACCCAGACCTTCCGCGCGACCAACACAAAGACCTGGAACCGCTCAACACCAAGAATCTATGGACGCTTTTGTGAATCCCAATAAACAGAGTGCTCCAGCTCAACCTCATCAGGATGAGGAAATTGATTATGGTGATGATGAACCAATGATGTTTGAAGATGATGAACCAATGGGACCTGGTCCAGGTGGCGAAGGGGAACAACCTTCCAAGGGGTATACATCAATTGACGAGGAAAAGGCGGACCTTGTCAATAAACTTGGACGTTTAGAAAAGAAGGGTTTCGCAGTCAACAAGCGCCTGAATGCATACTCAGGTGTTGATGAACTAAGGTCGGAGGTGAAGAGGATTACATACAGTATTGATGTTGAACAGTCGGTTCGTTTCTCTCGTCGTATGTTGGTTGCCTGTGTGACCGGTCTTGAGTTTTTGAATAAACGGTACAATCCATTCGAGGTTCAACTTGAGGGTTGGTCTGAGTCTGTGATGGAGAATGTTGATGACTATGATGGCGTATTTGAGGAACTCTATGTGAAATATCGTTCCAAGGTGAATGTTGCTCCAGAGGTCAAGCTTATTATGATGCTTGGTGGTTCTGCGATGATGTTCCACCTGACCAACAGTATGTTCAAGTCTGTGATGCCTAACATGAATGATGTCATGAAGCAGAACCCAGACTTGGTGAAGAATATGATGGCAGCTGTTCAGAACACCACGCGCACACCAGGAGGACCTGCGGTTGATGCACCTGTAGGAGGTACGGGACAATACGAGATGCAGGGACCAGGTATGGACATCTCGAATTTGATGGGTAATATAATGATGCCCCCACCACCTCCAATGAACACAACAATGGGACAGTCGAAAACAATTGACCCCATTTTGGAAGAGGAAGATGATCTCTCTGATATCATTTCCGTATCAGGGGACTCTACAGGTGGTGAACTAAAAGAAGTTAATGTTGGAGGTGCCAAACCCAAAAGAACTCGTCGAAAGAAGAAGACCGAAATTAATCTCTAAATATATATAAATGATAGCGTATTGTCCGCTTGAGGAGCTCGAGCCTCCCGTTCGACAACAAGAAGTTGTCACCGAAACGAAGGCCGAACCTGTAAAGCCACAGGTCGGCCGCGAAGAAACTGAAATGAATTACGTCATCATGGCTTTCATTGTTGGCGTAGTCGCACTAGCCATCTCTGATTCCATCAGGGCGTAAATGTTGAATCTACCGCGAGGTACTCCCTCGTAGTAAATTTAATAAGTAAATGTTGCCAATTGTGTTCCACTGAAATTATCAACAGCTGGATTATTTGTTCGAATCTCTGTCAATTTACATCCCACAGAAGTGACTATTTCAACATACAAGTCGTAATAATACGTACGACCTGATGTTACTTCTGGGGTTATCAGTATACCATTTTTACCAATAGACACTGTGGGGTTCCAAGGGTGTAAATTACCACCACCAAAGAGACTTTTATTACCCATTGTGATGTTTTCAGATGGTGTCGTCCCATCTCTTGTACCTCCCTGAACTTCAAGTACCATAGTACTCATATCATTCACATTATAGTCAGACCTCAGAATGGCAACAATCTTAGCATAAAAGGATTTATTATTGAATCGTAGTTGTAAATCCTGACTTTCTTGGTTTGTGCGTGTAAATATTTTTGAGTATCGTTTGCACGCGACTTCATTCGAGTTGGAAATGAAACCACCACCAACTTCCAGAGCCGTAGTGGCGTCTGCACCACCGAGGTCAACAGCTACCTGGTTACCTAAATCAATCTTACCATCAATTTGAAGGTCACCAACAATTTCTGTATCGCTGTTCACGATGAAACTTTTAACCGGGTCGATAAATACATTACCTGTATGGTCACCATAAATATTAGAAATCCCACCAGTTGTTTTAAATTCTAATACGGCATTACTTGTCGCATGTTCTAAACGGGTAACACCATTATACACCGTGAAGTGTTCACTTGGATTTATAGTACCAATACCAACATTTGATGTATGTATCACGTGAATACCATCTCCTTCGGTACCGTTATTCACAGCACCTATCACTGTACCATGTACAGAATGGGTGGAATCACTGAAACCTCTTACGTATCCACCATAGTTATCATTTGTATTAAGAGTTAAACCAACCTTGTTGTTTGTACCAGGGTTTTGGAGTTTGAGTATATCTATATCACCCGTCGCATCGGAATAAATATGAACATTTGATTCAGGTACTGTAGTACCAAACCCGACATAGCCTTCTGGTGTAATTCGAACACGTTCAGTATATGTATCTGTTGCTGTGGTGTTATTTCTTATGACTAAATTCGCTGTGTTTAATGTATCGATAACTCCATCGAATAAATCAGAAGATAGATTCATGTTACCGGTTTTAATTTTTTGACCCGAAGGGAAG